ATGTTTGCTGGTGATGGATGAGTTGAAGAGATAGTAACACTTACGTTTGTATTCCTTTCGTAGACTGGAATTGTTCTAAAACTCCCGTCTAAATTGGGAGCACGGTTGGCGTCATAACCATCCAAGATGGATGACTCATGTGTATCGATAAAGTCTGCTTTGCCAGTACGTACCAGCTTGGTTATGAACTGACCAACAGGACCAAAGTTAAGCTTCAGACGTTGGACAATCAGTGACGATGACGTATCAGCCACCACCCTGTTGTTCTTACTAGATGTGGGGTAGATGGTAGGTAGCTCAACCTTCATCTCATATTCACGTCCTACCTTCACTGGGTCAGCAGACCAGTCACCAGTCAACGCAACAGTGCCGCTACTGACAGTACCGGTGGCATACCTACCTCTGTTGTCGTTTGTCTCAGTGACAATGACAGACACGTTGTCGCCGTTGTTGAGCGGTGTGTCAGTCGGCAGAGTCAATGTAGTGACACCAGTCCCAGCGTTGTAGCTCAGACCACTGGCAGCTACCGACTGGTAGTAATCCAGGTGAATATCAAACTCACTTCCATCCTGTGAGATGAACGGACGTGCAGCTGTGTCCTTCAGTTGGATCTTGCAAAGCTCATCGTCAGAGCTGACAACGTAGTATTCATCATTAATGATAAATTGATGAACAATATTTTTTGCAAAATTCCAAAGGAACCATGCGCCTTGCAGACGTTTCTGTGTTCCACCGAAATATTTAAATGCAGTGACGGAGTTTGTACCACGCTTACAAGCAAGAATAAAAGAATTTTCTCTTGAGTTTGCTAAGGAGTCGATATCCTTCGGCAACAATCTTTGGACTGGTTTACTTTGCTCAAGGATTTCTGGCTGTGTCTCTCTAGATACATTTAGTATTTCAAAGAACCTGCTGTACTTACCAGCATTATCAATAAAGGCTAGGCTTGTACCTAATGATATCGGTGCAACACTTACGTTGTAGTTATAGGTTGATAGCGTATAGACCTTTGCTGTCTCTGGATTCAAGATGTCACTGTCTGTAGTGAATAGATACTGAGCTGTTGCACTGAACAACACAAGACCTGTATTCATTTCAATGCCATCAACCAATGCATTAGGACTTGATGAGCTAGATGAAACGTCAATCCTATCCACTCCTGAAAATGTAAGAGCAGTCTTATTCCAGAAGTTACCTAGGTCATTTGGTTGAGACAGAATCAAATTACTTCCACTTAGAAGTGCAAGACGGTCTCTATGAAACAAAGCTTTATTAATTTTGTTTCCTACAAACGATGGCTTCTTGTTTGTATTGTCATCACCAACCTCACGTGAAGCCCAGCTGTATTGACCAAGGGACATTGTGGTTGCTCCAGTACGTTGGAGTACGTAAGGCATCTTGCTTGCATCAAATGAAGTCTGAATGCCTGGTTCAGCACACTCCTCCCAGTGACCAGTACCATCCCTATTGTTGTCACCAACAAACTTAAGGTAGTAATCATCCTCTGTCAGCTGTGCACTGTTAGTCACTTTGACAATCATGCCGTGCTTACAAGTGCTCGGCAGTTCACTGACATCATTAACAGTATCAGTGATAATATTGAATAGATCTTTGTCTAAAGCTTCAACATTGAATTGTGATGATTTTGTAATGTAGATACCATTGCCAATGATATTACTGGTGACATTGGTCAGCTCAGTTTCAATGCTAGCCAAGATACCAGCAGCATCTAATGAATTGGAATTGTCTACATCAATAGGTGTTGGCCTTACACGTGCAAGGTTTCTACGATATGAGGAAGTGACAATTTTATCGATATTAATTTGATGTGTCCTACCTTCAATGGTGACATTAAAACTGGTATAGGTTCCTGTCCAGCTACCTCCATATAAAAGATCTACTGTAACTGTATAGCTTACAAAATAAGACACATGGATATGATCATCATCGTGTCTATCTTGATTGCCAACATATGGTTGGCCTGTGCATGTAACTCGAACAACAATTCCAGTATTTGGATCTGTGTGAATCTTGCTGCCTGCTTTAGTTATGTTGACTACACAGTCTTCGCTATTGCATGTGTCGTCAAAACCAGGGTCGTTTACAGAAACAACACGTGCTGATTTCTCGTCAGCATATGTATTGTTGCTGTAAACATTCAACCCATATGACCTACGTGGTTGGATCTGCTTCAGTTCTACAAATGCTGAATGTGCATCTGGACGGGCAGGCGCTGTAGTCGCAGCCATGGTAACCGTCTGTGTCCTATTGACGAGAAATGTAGTGTCGTTAATAGTCAGGGTTTGGATGTCACCGTCAGCTGTATGGGCTAGATATGTTTCAGGAGCATCTGTAGTATTCACAGTCATCTCCTGTCCGTCGCTGCACCGCCAAACACGTACAACTCCGTTCCTAGCTACTTGACCTACATATGATCCTTCATCTTCATCACGGTAATATTGAAACCAATTGCCAGCTGACTGTACGTTAGTCAAAGTCTTTACGAATTCCAGACCAGGACGTTTAGTCAAGCCATCAATAATGTCAGGTACAACGTTCTCAGCATTCCTAACCTGACCAGGTAGTTTTTGTTCGTCTGGTGCTTCTGAGATACCTTGATATAGATTAGGTATTGTTTGAGTAATCGTTGCCATTAGCGCCTCAATGCTTGATATGGTTGATAAGTGATGTAGTTAGTATTATCTGGGAATCCCATAATGTTGTTGTCACCCTGGTTGCATTCATATTCCATACATGCTGCACGTGCTAATGCTTCTTGCTGACCAAGTAGTTGGACTAACTGTGGGTTAGATACAAGCTGCGTTGCTGCCCGTGTCGAAGCACGGTATGTGATGTAACGCTGGAAGACAGAAGGGATATCATCAAAGTCATAGACACGAACAATGTCTGCATAGATAGTCTGATCAAACTCAAACTTCTTCAGTACCTTGTCGTAAAGCTTACCGGCTCTTTTGACAATGTTCATGGAACGATCATATTGATTGCCAGTAATGTCAATACGCAATGCGTCAGCTGGCCACAAGATATATTTGCTTCCGTCAGTCTCTGGACTGAGCGGTACGTTTTCTTCTCTGTTAAACACCCACCCCTCGTTCTGAATATCAATCAATGATTCACGAAAGATGTTGTAGACATAGCTAACCTCGGGGTTAGTCATGTCAAGTGAGGTTAGGGGTGCTTGTCCGATGCTCCCCAAGATTGAGTTCACAGCGGATAGTTCGGTATCGGTGCCAATAGTTGAGGACATAAGAATAAAAAAAAGGGACCCCGAAGGATCCCTAAGAAAGAATAAATATCAGAATGAAGAAGGAGCAGAAGCGCCAACATACAGCTCAACAGCTGCAGCAGGATTCAGGTAGTCTGCGCCACAGGCCAAACGTCCGAGCATCACATCACCCTGGTAGATGACGGATACGTCACCATTGGTGACTTGAACTTGAGGACCAATTGCTTCGACAACACCGGCTGCTTCACGTTGGAAGATCAGGCCAGCAGACACAGCTCCGAATTCGGAGGCAGTGCCGTAGTCGTTGTTGATTCCGGCCTGTGCAGTAGAAGCATCTTCCAAGGAAGGACCGATGAAATCACCAACGTTGCCGGGTGAGGTTTGACCAGTTGTACCGCCGTACTTCGTACCGTACTTACCAAGGAACGGAATGTTCATTGACTTGTAGATATGAATACCAGCGATCTCGATGATGCCCTGGCCGGACTGCAGTGCAGAACCTTGAGCATCACGATTCACCAGACCATTAGAACCAACCGCTTGGATCAATTCATAATATTGTCGAGGGTTTAATACGGCGCATCTTCCGTCGCTACTGACACCCTTCTCGTCCATCGCAGCAGCAGCGTCATAGAAGGCTGCTACCAGAGCGGTAGAAGAGAAAGCATCAGCTTCGGTTGTACCAGTACCAACACGGATTTGAGTACCACCGGGCTCCACGAAGTTAGTTGCACTAACAGGTGAAGCGGCACGTGCACCGCGAGCGATTGCACGGAAGATCAAGCGGTCATACTTTTCTGCGAGTGCATAACCGATTTTGCGGCTAATTTCGCTGCGCAGATCGTAATGAGAAAGGGTCTCATCAAGGTTGTAAACAAAGGCTGAGCTAATCAGCAGGTCATCAACTGTGATGGTCTTCTCTGCAACGGGCGGTGCACCGTCGCTGTTACCAA